AATTAGCAGTAGGAAAACTTGAAGGTGAGGGAATTTTAGACACTAATTTATTAGACTTTAAAAAAGGTGAAATAGTAGATGAAGGATTACATATTACATTTACTGGTCATATCTTAAATAATTTTAAACAATTTGTAAATGTTTCTAGTGCTATCCCAAACGATTGGAAGTTTGAAAACTTTTCACTCAAAGATGACTTTCAATCTGATTTAGTTGCTGACTTATCTAACTTTACTAACAATAGAGTATACTTATAGCGACTTAGAAATTGCTATATCACTAATATTATTACAAAAGTCATAAGGACAAATTGTTTTAGTTTCAGGTAATCTCCACTCAGAATTATTTATATTTCCAAAGTTTACAGCACCACACCAACTGCTATAGATATCGCCTAATGCATCTATATTGATACTTTCAAAACCTAAATGACATTTCATTCCGCGAAACTTATTAAGTCCTTGATCTATTATTTGATGACTTTGTACATATTTTGCAGTACCGTCATCATATAAAAATTCTGTCATCCATGATTTAGGATCCGAAGGCTCTATGTTTTCTGTTTTTTCAGCAGGTTTTATTCCAGGACGTCTAAGTATATCTAATTCGTTGTCTGTATACTCCCAATATGTTTCCTGCTTACTGTTGCGACCTAGTAACTTCTTATACATGGTTTTAACACATATACTTACATGATCATAATTGTTATGTTTACAATCTTTAAACAGATCACGCAAGGTGTCAACAAATATTCCTAATTCTTCTACTCTAGAACCTATCCCTGCTATATTAATATCTATTGTGATGTACTCTTTTATTTCATTAATAACATCTATAAAATGCTGTTTGTCTTGCGATAAAGGATGATATGTTAATACAACTCCGTCCATATAGTGCTTTGCTTTAGACCACCATTTGACTGTTCTACTTGCATTAGTATATACTGTACTACTTGAGTTATACTCACTAATAGTTTTTATAATGTCTTCAAACCCAGGTATTACAGTTACTTCACCGCCTATTAATTCATAGTCTGTGCGTTTATCTAATGCGTTGTAGTGCGAAGATAGTCTTTTTATAGTGTCAATGTACTTATTTGTGCTTAACCAAGGCTTAGAACCATCGTGTAATAGAGGAGGGCAATAGTTACAACTATAATTACAGTTGTTACCCATATTCCATTGAATTCTTATTGCATTAGAATTATTTCTAATGTGCGGACCTTTTACTGATAAGAGGTTAGGAGCCTCGCATGACATCTGAAACTGTACCTAAACTTTCGCCGGCACTACCTATAACTTCAGCGCCTCCGAATGCAAATGCGGTGTTAGCCGCTCCCATTATGCCTATAATTTTTGCTAGTCCTGGACTGCTGATAGCAAAACCTACAAATACTGTACCCATACCCATTAACGGATGGCCACATGTTGCAGGTGTGCCGTTAAATGTAACACTTGCTTTTGCTTGATTAATTCCTGCTCTTACTGTAGGATTTCCTACTGGAAGTATTGCCGCGGCGTGTGGTGCCTCACCATGTGTAAACACTACATCTTTTTCTATACTTACTGGAGTACCGTCAGCGAATACAGTAGGAGCACCAGGACCTATTACTATTCCTTGAGCGTTACTTTGACCTGTTTTTCCTATTACTGGCATGTAAACTATTTATCTGCCAATTCTTTAGAATCTTCCTCTACTACTGTATTATAGTCGTCTGCACTGGATGGCAAACTTTCTGTGATTGATAAAACATGTGATTTATCTATAAAAATTGTTGCAGACTTACTTGTAAAAGTATAAGGAATAACTGCAATCTGCTCATTCGTAACAACAACTAATTTTGGATTGTCTAAACAAATTGTATTGTTTGTATCATCATTACTTATTAGTTGTGCTATTATTTCCATTCCTGATACTGTTTTTATAGTAACTATTTGTCCTAATAACTTATCTATTTCGTACATTATAAACTAAAACCTTTAAATGTGTTATCATCTACATCTTGTTTTGTACCGCCTATGACGTAAGATGATATTTCTGTTTCTTGCGGTGCTACTTGTACTTCCCCTCCACCTATCCATTTTTGTGTCCACGGTAATGGGTTTGTACTACTATTATATATCGCTTCTACACCTACTGCTTTCATTCTTTTGGCGGCAATAAACTCCACATATTGCTTTAAAAGTTCTGCGTTTAAGCCAATAATACTTCCGTCTTTGAACAAATAATCTGCCCAAGCCTTCTCTTGTTCAACTGCATCTGCAAACATCTGTTTACATTCTTCTGCTGTTTCTTTTTTAATTTTTGCAAAGTCTTTATCATCTTGTGGTAAAAGTTTAAGCATTTGCTGTGTACTTGCTAGGTGAACATTTTCGTCACGTGCAATTAGTTTGATAATTTTTGCATTACCTTCCATCTTTTTAAGTTCTGCAAATGCCCAACTACATGCAAAGGACACATAAAAACGTACACCTTCTAAAATGTTTACACTCATCAAACACATCCATAAACGTTTTTTATGCTCGTACTCATCGTAACTAGCAAGTCCTCTTGATCTTAAATCATTATATTCTATAAGTCTATCATAATTCTCTGATATGCTATCTGAACAATCTACTATTTCGTTTATATCTAACATTTCGTCGAATATTTTACTAGGATTAGCATATACATTTCTAATGATATGTGTATAACTTCTGCTGTGAATTGTTTCTGAGAATGCCCAAGTTTCAATCCATGTTTCCAGTTCAGGTATACTTACAATAGGTAATAGTGCTAAGTTAGGTGATCGACCTTGTACACTATCTAATAGTATTTGTCTTTTTAAATTACTAGTAAAAATATGTTGTTCGTGATCTGATAAGTTTTTAAAGTCAGTAGCATCACGTAAAATGTCTACTTCTTCTGGCCTCCAGAAAAAACCTAACTGTTTATCAGTAAGTTTATCAAACTGTTTATACTTTAATGTATCATATCTTTGAATGTCAACTGAACCGGCTGGGTCTAGAAACATTTTACGTTTTGTATGATCTGATTTTTTTATTTTAAATACACTCATTATATTTTACAACTCTCGCAATCTTCGTCATCTAATTCGCCTTGTGGCAAATCTTCTAATTTATCATCTTTGTTTATATCAATCTCACCTTGCCCGTCAAATGTGTTATTATAGTATAATTGTTTACCGCCATACTTATAAAACATCAATAGATGCTGTAATAACATACTCATTGGTACTTTTTCATCTTCGAAGTGTTCTGGATTATATGATGTATTTACACTAATACCTTGATCAATATATTTTTGTAATACAGCCATAATCTTTAAGTATCCTTCTGGTGACTTTTGGTCCCACAGTAAATCATACTTATTTTTAAGTCTTGGGTATCCAGGAACTACTTGTTTTAACACACCATGTTTGCTTTGCTTAATACTTACATAACTACGTGGTGGTTCTATACCGTTTGTGCTGTTACTGATCTGTGCTGATGTTTCTGCTGGCATAAGTGCCATTAGTGTTGAATTACGAATACCAGTTTCTTTTAACTGCTTACGCAATCCCTTCCAATCCATACGTTCTTTGTGTTTAACTAATTCATCAACATCTTTCTTATATGTTTGGTTAGGTGTAATACCGTGTCCATATTTAGTTTCATCATTTTTAGGACATGCCCCTTTCTCCTGTGCTAGTTCTAGACTTGCTTTAATAAGTCCATAACTCCATGCTTCTGCCCATTCATCCACTAATGCTAGATTAGGTTCTTGATATGTGCTGTCATGTTTTGCTAACCAATATGCAAAGTTTATAATGCCTACTCCTAATGGACGTCGGTTCATTGTACTTAGTTCTGCCGCTAATACAGGATATTCTTGATAGTCTAATAATTCATCTAATCCTCTAACTGCTAAATTACAAATTTTTTCGAACTCACTTGGGTCTTTAAGTACACCCCAATTCACAGCACTTAATGTACACAAACTAATTTCACCATCTGGATCGTTAATATCGTTCAATGGCTTAGTAGGTAAGTCAATTTCACAACATAAATTACTTTGTTTAACTGGTGCTACTTCTTCTATAAATGCTCCATGTGTGTTAGCATGATCAACATTCATTAAGTAAATTCTACCTGTGTCTTTGCGTTCTTGTACAAAATTACTAAACAAGTCTATTGCTGGTATAGTTTTCTTTTTAATACTTGTCTTACGTTCTGCTTGTTCGTATAATTCTTGGAACTTACCTTGATCTGCAAAAAAGGCTTCATACAATCCAGGAACATCATGTGGCGAGAACAATGTAATGTTACCGCCACTTATGAGTCTTTCATACATCAGTTTGTTAAATTGTACACCATAATCCATATGACGTACTCTGTTGTCCTCTGTACCCTTATTGTTCTTTAATACTAGTAAGTCCTCAACTTCCAAATGCCAAATAGGATAGTATAGTGTAGCCGCTCCGCCTCTTACACCACCTTGGCTACAACTCTTAACTGCTGATTGGAATAGTTTATAGAAGGGGATAACTCCTGTGTGAGTTGTGTCTCCACTCCTTATAGGTGACCCTACTGCTCTAATACTGCCTGCACCAATACCAATACCTGCCTTTTGACTTACATACTTGACTACTGCACTTGTAGTTGCATTAATGCTATCTAAACTATCGCCTGTCTCAATTAGTACGCAACTACTAAACTGTCTTTGTGGTGTTCTAACACCTGCCATAACTGGCGTAGGCAAGGAAATTTTAAATGTACTGATAGCATCATAGTATGATTTCACATAACTCATTCTAGTTTCTGCTGGATACTTAGCAAACAATGTTGCCGCAATCATCATGTATGCTACTTGTGGTGTTTCAAATATCTCACCTGTGCTTCTATTCTGCACTAAGTACTTGCCTCGGAACTGTTCCATGGCCGCATAAGTTAATACCTCATCACGGTCATGTTTTATAAAATCGTTGAGTTCGTTAATTTCTTCTTTTGTATATAGTTCAGTAAACTCAGCATCATAAAATCCTGCATCAATATTATCTTGTATTATATCACATAAGCAAGGAGGCTCAAATGTACCATATACTTCTTTTCTCAAATGGTAATTGATAAGTCTACCACCAACATATTGATAGTTAGGCGAATCTTCTGAAATTAAATCTGCCGCACTTTTGATAAGTGTTTCTTGTATATCTGTTGATAATATTTTATCAAAGAATTGTATATGAGAATTGATTTCGACTTCACTAGCACTAACACCGCTGATGCCTTCACAAGCATACATTACGACTTTGTGTAGTTTATCTATGTTTAAGTCTTCTAGTGTACCGTCTCTCTTTTTAACCTGCATGTGTGTCCCAAAAATTGTTGTTTGTCGTAAAGTAATATTTACCTAAATTTTATTATAATATAAAACTATTTAGATGTCAAGAAAAATATCTTTTTTGGCTATTCGATGGTATTGAAATGATGTTGAATTCTCTTTAAGATATTCTAACGTTTCTACTTTGCCAGGGGTAAAATTAAATACTTGATCTTCATATAACAGTACAAGTCCTGTTGACCCTGTTATATTATTACTTATCACAGGAAGAGATAATTCTTCGCATTTTAAGAATTTTTTATTCATTAAAGTTGCTGTTAGTACTAATGTAACACCACTTTGACATAAATATCCTTCACTTACAATTTCAAACGGTGATGGCCAACTTTTTGGTGTGTAGTAATCTAAATATCTAGATTCAAATTCTTGAAAGGGGAAGTTTGCTACTATCTCTGATATATCTTGGAACTCTTGCTGTCTAAAAGTTCTCCAAATATTTAATCGTTGTTCTGAAGTAAGATTTTTTGGCAACATTATGTTGAAGTTTTGATTCTTCTCATTATATATTTTAATGTTGCTGGTTCACCTAATGTACTAGTTGCTGTTACTGTTACAATGTTATTTGAAATACTTGCATCAAAACTAACATTACCAGTTTCGTTATCGCCTACATCTGAGCCTACATCTTGGAAAGCAACATTGTTATTTCCGCCTGCAACATTGTAACCTGTTAAGTTTAATGTACCTACTTTTGTATATGCTTTTATAGGTGCACTAGAACCATAACTTACAACGTAATCTAAGAAATATGCGCCATATGTAGAAATATCAAATTGTATATCTTTTGTGCCACCACTTGCAATACCAACTGACTCTGGTTCGTCAAATGTACTTACTTTATCTAATGTAGCCGCCGCTGTCTTAGTAAGTAATTCTAAATTAGTATTAAGTGATAAAAGTCCTCTAGTATCTTTTGCAATACTTAATGCTGTATTAGT